ATTTTTAATCTTTTGAACTTCATTTGTCTTTTTTATTATAAATAATAGTGAACAATAAAAATTTATCTTCTGACCGATATTTCGTTTATAATTTGTTCCATAATGTCTCCCTTACCTTCATTATCCCCCATTACTGTCTCAAAAATATTCTTTTTTTGTGACAAAATATCATATATAATTCCCTCTATTGAGTTTTCAAAAATAGGGTAGAATACTGATACGTTTGATTTCTGTCCGTATCTATATGCTCTATCTTCTGCTTGTGAATGGTCAGAAGGTACAAAGGATAAATCATTCATAACAACAGCTTCTGCTTTAGTAAGTGTTATACCTACACCCGCGGCTTTTAAATTACCAACAAAAACTTTTATTTTATCATTTTCTTGAAATTGGTCCACAGAGTTTTGACGAGCAACTTTACTCATCTTACCGTCTAATTTAACTGACTTTTTACCAAAGTGGTCCGCAATTCTATTTAGTGTGTCAGTAAAGTTGGTAAAGACAATGACTTTCTTTCCTTGTTCAATAATGTTTTCAACTAACTCACAAGTTTCTTTTATTTTATTTTCGGCAATTATTTGTCTGACTTTCATTAACATAGAAAATTGTACGGTTAATGATTTTTTCTCCCTATCATCCTCCATCCAATCGTAGTATNNAGTGCCATATACTCTTTAGATTTTAAATTTAAATAAACGGGAGTGATAATTTTATCAGGTAAATCTAAAATATCCTGTTTTAATCTTCGAAGAACATGTGTTTTGGTTCTATCTCTTAACTCTAATAAGTTAGATGCTCCATTTACGTTCCATACTTTACGATTACCCACATTAAATTGATAACCTTCGCAGTACCTAATTACGTACGCCATCCAATTATATGCCACAGGAGATTCCACTAAATTTAATAAATTATAATAATTAATTGGTCTTGATGTCATTGGAGTGCCCGTTAGTAACCATACCTTACCAATCGAATTTATTATATCATTAATTAGTTTAGTTCTTTTTGCTTGAACATTTTGAATGTAATGTGCCTCATCAACAACAACTAAGTCGAACCCTTCTTGTAATATTATTGATTCTTCTTTGTTTTTTATATTATGAAAATTCTTTAATATGTCATAGTTAATAATAACAAAATCGGCACTTTCCCATTTCTTACCTTCGACTATTGATATGCTTTTTTCGGTATAATTTTGAATTTCACGTTTCCAATTAATTTTTAAAGATGCGGGACAAACAATTAATACTCTTTCAGCACCTGACTCTAAAGCGGCAATGACGGTTGAGGTAGTTTTGCCTAAACCCATATCATCGGCTAAAATATATTTCTTATGACTTGCTAATTTTTCAATAGATTCTATTTGATGTTCTAAAGGTGGTCTATGTGAGTATTTAGTATAATCTATTTCAACTTTTTCAATTTCTTGTGATTTTATTAGTGCCACACGAGGTAACCAAAATGAATGTAATTTTTCATTTTCAAATATTTTACCCCATATATGGAAAGACTTATCTTTTTCAACCAAAAGTTTTTCAATGTAAACTTTTTCAGGTACTTTTGTAAGAAGTTTGTCCTCCATCATCTTCTTTCCGAAATAACTATCTAAGTCTACCCACTTCCTGGCTATTTTAGGGACTAACTCATGATAACTATTGATGTAGTCGGCTTGAGCTCTTGTTAATTTAAAATGTTTTTGTTCTTTAAATTTTTTTTGAATAGATTGTATATAATTATTGAACCCATCGTATACTTCTAATGTACGTTGCGCCCTAACTTCAGGTATCTTAGATAATTTATCTTTATTACTTTCCATAATCTAATATTTATAATATAACTATAAACTAACTATTTATCAATATATGAGCAATAGAAAGATACCAATAACACGTTTAGAAAAGTTTTTCGGTTCCGAGGATTTTGGATTAGAACAAAATATGGGTCGTGAGTGGCTTGAAGGTGATATGCATTTCACCGTAGTTCTTTATAAGGTCGATAGACAAAAAACTAAAACCGATGACGTGTATGGAGAATCTTTAGAGGACGGAATACAGTTTTTACCTCCTGTTGAATTTAAAGGATATGTAACTATCGAGACACCTGAAAATCAGAATTACTCTAACGCTAATTTATCACAATTAGAGCCAGGTAATTTAAAAGTCGGTGTTTACCAAGATGCGTTAGACGAGTTAAATATTGACATCGATTATGGTGATTATTTAGGTTATTATGAAACTGAGGACCGAGTAAGGTATTACTCTGTTGTTAATGATGGTCGTGTTGTTAGCGACAATAAACATACTTATGGTGGATATAAACCATTTTACCGAAGTATAATTGCGGCACCTGTTAATGACGGGGAATTTAGAGGGATATGAAAAAATTACTAAAAGAAATAAATTTTATTAAAACCCGTATGTCACATATGTGTGAAGGTATTGAAGGTGAAAAAGTTGTGTGTGACGATTGTGGGTGGTCTTGGGATTTAAGTGACGGTGGTCACGACCCGTATATATGTCATAAATGTGGTAACGATAATCAAGAAGTTAATTATATCGGTAAAAAAGTTATGGTATATTATAACTTACATAAACATACATTTTCCGTATCATATAAAAATAAAATTGTAATGTACGCCGATTATGTTAAATTAAAAGATGTTGAATTTAGAGTACGACAAGGTGGTAAAGAAAAAGTAAGGGATGAAATGAGAAAAAATGTACACGCATTTGTGATTGGAACTTTAATGGACTTTTGTACGTTTCCATGTGAAAACTTACCTGATGAGCCAAATGAAAATGTGATAACGTATAATCCGTATAAGTATGACTCATTCGTTAGAAAAGATGGTGAGGAACCAATTTATAATGCTAATGAGGTTGAAATGATTAATTCTAAAAATAAAGTATTTTTTATAAGTGAAACTGTAAAATAATGGGACTACCTAAAAATGTAAAAAAATATTTGCCTTTAACTCCTGATAAAATTTTACATCAGAGAAGGGAAGAACTTCTTGAACAAATTCAAGAAGACGGTACCTATTTACCAAAATCCATTTTACATGCGGATTTAGATAGGGGTATGTTAGATTTTGTTAGGGATGAATTAGGTATTTCAATAAACGGTAAAAATATAAGTAATATAGATTTAATTATAACAACACAAAATTGGGCTCAGTTTACAGAGACTTGGAATTTCCAAGACTTAGATAAAAATATTAAACCCCCATTTGTTGCTACGGTTAGAAACCCTGATGTTAAGTTTGGAACTAATCCANNATACAATACCAAATAGAAGACAATTCTACTACGCTAAAGTACCAACGTGGGACGGACAAAGAAAAGGTATGGACATTTATAAGATACCTCAACCCGTTCCTGTAGACATTACTTATAATGTTAAGATATTTTGTAATAGGATGAGAGAGTTAAACGACTTTAATAAAAAAGTCTTACAAAAATTTTCATCTCGACAAGCATATACCGAAATAAAAGGTCATTACATACCAATGATATTAAATAGTTCATCAGACGAATCTGTTTTAGAACTTGAGAAAAGAAAATACTACGTACAGAACTACGAATTCTTAATGATGGGATTCTTGTTAGATGAGGAAGAGTTTGAAGTGTCTCCCGCAATATCTAGAACCGCAACTATATTTGAGGTTGATTTACTTAATACGGGTAAGAGAGTCGAAAAATTACCTTCAAACCCAAGTGACTTTGAATTAGATATTATTTTTGTTAGTGGTTTAGAATCTTTAACTGAAACTTACAGATATGAAATTGACTTAACAATATTAGAATCATCTAACGTAGATAGTTATTCTGTCTATATTAATGGTAACTATATCGGTGATGATATATCAACGATAAAAGTATCCACTAACGATGTAATAAAAATTGATGTCATTAAAACCGATATTACCAAACAGTCAATATTAAAATCGAAAGCGAGACTTTTATAACTATTCTCCGTATATATCTTTAACTTCTTTACAGTTGTCCTCAATTAATTTCTCTAAGAATTTATAAATCTTTAAACCGTGTTTTTCACAGTATAGTTTTAAAGTCTTATGTGACTCAGGTGAAATTTTTATGTTTTTTATTTTACTCATCCATGTTTTTTTAAAAAGTAGAAAAAAGGTAGAATTTTTTCCTACTCTTTATAAATATAGTCTTTAACGAATAGTTTTTTCATCTTTTTGCTAATATTTATCTATAAATAAAAACTTAAGAAAAAAATTACACAATGGCGACATCTAACAAAGTATTCGTATCTCCGGGTGTTTATACATCAGAAAGAGATTTAAGTTTTGTAGCACAAAGTGTAGGAGTAACAACTCTTGGGTTAGTAGGTGAAACAATTTCGGGACCAGCATTCGAGCCGATTTTCATTACTAATTACGATGAGTTCCAATCCTATTTTGGTGGTACAAATCCAACTAAATTTGTAAATACTCAGATACCTAAGTATGAGGCGGCTTACATAGCTAAGTCTTATCTACAACAATCAAATCAATTGTTCGTAACGAGGGTACTTGGATTATCAGGGTATGACGCAGGACCTTCATGGTCAATAACAACTATCGGTAACTTAGATAGTTCAGGAACAACCTACGCGGGTGTATCTGGACCACATTTTATTACATTTACCGGAGTATCAGGAACATCTACAAGTGTTGACGTAACGAGTTACGGAACACTTCCCGCTTCAATTCAAGGTGTGATAACAGATTCATATACAACATATACCGGTGGAGAATCAACTTTACAATCAGATATTGAGGGGTATATGTATGATGAAATTTTAGCAGCAACTGGAAATACTTCAGGACAAACATCTTATTTTTGGGGTGCGGTAAGTGCTTCAACATTTAGTGATACTACAGGTGATACGGTTAATCAAACAGGTATACTCGGAGCAACTAACACTAATGTTTTGGGGGTTGAGGATATTAGTTTCGAAAATATTAATTTAACGGACTCAGTAAACGACCCGTGGTATTACGCTTTATTTACTGAAACAAGTGGAGTTTATAACGGTACTGGTTTTGGTTTAGGTTTAACCACTTTAAATAATAATGGTTTATCCTTTACAGGTACTGCTCATGTCTATGTAACGAACTACACAGGTACACCGTATAATGATTATCATGATGTGGTAGTGGCAACTTTACGTTCGCGAGGTATTGATACATATACTACTGATGATGGTCCTGTATATGAAGTATCAGGATTAACTGATGTTAATATGGATTGTACGGGTGTTTATTCGGAGGTTAATACTAACCCTTTCGCTACATTTGGTCTTTCAGCAACAACAGCAAATGGAGATGACTTCTTTTTCCAAACATCATTTAATGTATCTAATTCAAATTACTTATCAAAGGTATTTGGAAAATCTAATTTTGCAAAACCAAAATCTGAAGTACCTTTATTCGTAGAAGAAGAATATTACAACCTATTAAATACTGGTTATAGATTAGGTCGTGTTCGTGGTTTAAATTGTACACTAACTGATTTACCAAGTGCGAGACAAGATTTAGGAACTAACACAAGTATTGGTTGGTATTTAGAACAATATCAAACACCTGAAACCCCATATTTTGTTTCAGAACTGAGAGGTAACCAAGTTTATGATATGTTTAAAGTTATAACGATATCTGATGGTAATAGTGCAAACAGAGAGGTAAAAGTTTCAATTATGAATATCTCATTTAATAATGGAACCTTTGATGTTGTAGTACGTGATTTCTTTGATACAGACGCAAATCCTGTAGTTTTAGAGAAATTCACTAACTGTACAATGGATATG